ACAACCTTCTCAAGTTTCCTTTCTTTAACAATATTAATTAAATCCCATGTTCCATCATTCCACATTCTTTCTGGAAAAGGATTATCCCCTTCAAATATTAACCAAATAACTCCCCCCTTAAATTCCCCAACTCCAGCTTTCATAGCTTCGGTAATGCTCCAATAAGGACCACCTAACCAATTATTATAAGCCGCTTGTTTCTTAGTACCGATATAATATGGCATAGGGGTTAGTTCTTTGCTTGTTTTAGGGGGTTTCTTTTTCCGGGTAAGTAATCCCCCCCTTTTTGGTTTAACCTTAAATTCTTCCCATAAATTCTTTGTTTGATTCCATCGTTTAAATGGGGTTGCTTCTGTTTTTCTCGAATTAACAATAAAAGCATAATCCCCTTCAATTCCTGTTTGAAACATTATTGTACAAGATTCATAAAAAGGACCATCAGTAAACTGCCCTTTTTTTCCTTCTTCTAAAGTACCAATAGCATATACTTCTGCTGTACTTTCTTCTTCTAATTCCCCTTGAATTTCATCTAAAGAAAACACAGGTAATGGTCCCATCCAACCAATTACATGATCAAGACCATTTCCCCATTTTTCATCAGAAAATAATTTAATTTTCATTTCAGTCATTGGTATTGTGCTTATAGCAGATTTATCTCTTGGACGAATGTAGCATAAATACCAACCACTTAAAGTAGGTTCTCCTGCTCTTATATACTTTTTAAATATTTCGCCTGGGATTTTCAATCAAACCTCCCATTCCTATCAAGTTTAAGTTTTTCTTCTATTTCATTCCAACATTTTTGAGCAGCTTCAAATAATTTGCGTTTAAGTTTTTTCTTTTTAGAACCAGAAGAATCAATATTATCAATTATTTTGGGTAAGGAACATTCCATATCCAGTTCAATTGCATCAATCTTTGTTTTGGATTTAGGCCAGTATTTATTTTGAACTAAGAACTCAACACATTCAGTAATATCATCAACTCCATAATCGTAAAAGATAGGAAAATCAACATCTCTATTTTTCCCTGTGTATTTATTCTTTTCAATCTTTGCTCTTGTCTTAACCCCTGTTTTATACGGTTTTCCATTAATTGTTTTATTGATTGCACCTACATAAGTCAACCAACCCTCTATACTGGCATAAAACTTTAAAGCTCTTCCACCGGATCTTGTTTGTTTCTTTCTAGACATTGGGTCCATATTATCCCTTGTTTGGGAAATAATATTTAAGAAGGAACCATTCTTTTCCAGTTCAGAACAAATTCTTCTTAAAAGGGAAGAAGCATATTTTTGTTTACCAGCAGCAAATGATCCTTTTGTTTCTTTCCCTTCTTTCCTTTTTTTACGATTATCTCCAGCTTTATCTTTTTCTGCTTCTGAATCTAAAGCATCAAAGGAGTCTAAACAATAAATAAAAGGTTTTCCGGTTTCAAACCTGGCATAAATGTTATCTTCAAATTCTTCAATAGTAGTACTAAATTTTTCTGGTTCTTGTTCATCAGGAGCTTGAATAGATTTTGCAAAAGATTCCCCAAATAATTTATTCATATTAAAGGCATTAGCATACTCAGCGTCATCATAAATAAAATCATATTCGGAGAAATCCGGCATTTTATCTTTTAACCATAAACCGTTTTCTCCTAAGTAAAATGCTTCTGCCATACCAGATAAGGCTTTAATGGATTTACCGGAACTGGAGTTACCTACGGTATTAACCATTGTTCCTGCTTTATATCCACCATACCATTGATCAGAACAAGCTAAATTATACATAACGGAACCACTTGGAATCCAAAGGCTTTTATTATCTTCTTTAGTCTCTTTTTTTGGTTTTGTTCTTTTTTGTTTTCTTAAATCATTAGCAGACAATTTTAATTTTTTTCTTTTCATTAGAAGTGTGCCTCTTCAATATAATTAATAACAAAACTGGTATAATACTTTGGGATCGTTTTTTGTAGTTTTTTTCTTAATGCAATTTTATACCCATTCCATAGAGTTTTCTTTTTGTGATTATATAGAATATCATTTTCATACTCATAACTCTCTATGTAATCAATCCAGTTTTGTAATTGATCTCTACATATTTGTTCCATCATATTTCTTTCTGATGGGAATTCTTTTGCTTTTTCATCTATTAACTTTTTTATAAATGTTGTCTTGCTTTCCTCATTATAAACACAATACAAGGAAATAAGATCCATGAGTTTTCTATCCACATAACCACCAATAAGGGAGTGTGTTTCAAAAAAAGTGGTCCCAAATGCTTTTCTATTTTTACTGGAATGAGGAAATAATGGATATTTAAAAGTTTTTGCTATATCCTCTTTCCTTTTTTCTTTATCGCTCATTTTATCCATTATTCAATCCTTTTTAAATTTGACGGGTTTATTTTGCACTTTAACTGGGAAGAACCCGAAACAACCCCCAGGGGAGCCGGGAATTATCCGGCAACTTTTATTTACTCGTTTTCAAATGCTTCCATACACGCATCGTATTTTTTACATTCATCCTCATCACATTCATCATGATCTTCAAATTCTATTCCGAATTGATAAGCATATGGGCATTTTAAAGCGTTTTTAGTGGTCTTTTCATCCTTTTTACCTTTTTTAGTTACTTTGCCCTTCGTTACTTTTTCATCCTTCTTATTTGCTTTACTAACTTTCTTTTTTCTTTTTTTCTTTAGTGGTTTTTTTATCCCTAATTCTCCAGCAATGAAATCACGGAGTTCATCTTCTCCTACATCGTCTGCTTCATCTTCATCTATTTCTATCTCTTTATGTTCTACCACTTCAAATAATTCGGATAGATCCATTTCAGATAAATCATCCCAGGTCAAATCAATATCATCTTCAGTGTTTTCATCATCTTCTGCATCATCTGTATCATTATCATCTTCTGCATCATCAGGAGATTCACCAAGAAACAATTTTTCTAATTTTTGCGAACTAGGCCAATCAATCAAATCATCTAAACAAGGAACTTCATCCAAGATGGATTCATCATAATCTTCTCTTTCATTAAAAGTCACTTTATTAGCTTTAGCAAATTTTATCTTCCCAAAAGAATCTTCTTTAAATCTAACTTCAAGAGAATACCCATCTTCTAAACAAGCAAAATCTTCATACTCTTCTGGAAGATCAGCCAGTTCTTCATCAAGTGCTTCTCTAAAACAAAAATCAGAAATATCCATAATCTTTATTTCACCTTTATCAATACCAGATTTCATTTTGATTATATATAATGTTCTGGGTGATGCAAATAATAATTTTGCTTCTTCATCATCTCTATCTGGATCATTGTATACTTCTTTTCTTTCTTCACACATACAACAAGATCTTCCAACTGACCCAGGACATACAACCAATAAATCATTAGGACCGACATTTTTATGTAACTTATAAGGCAAACACCAAAACAACCCATCATCATTAATAGCTTCTTGTGCTGGATGCAAACTTGGGTTTTTGATAATGTAAGGGAGAATGTCAAACTTGTATTTCTTTCCACCTTTAGGTTTGAATAAATCTATTCCTTCTGGCAAAGCATTTAAATAATTATTTCCTTTGTTTGCTGTATTTCTCCAGTTTCTGCTTTTTGATCCAAATCGTGCTTTTTTTGTTTTTGATCCTTTTAGTCCTTTTCTTTTTGCCATGTTTTACTCCTTAATTAATAATTGATTTTATTTTACTTTTGTCTTATTTTCCTTTATTTTTTCCTTTTTTTTAATTTACTCCCTATTTTTTTATTTCTGCTATTATTAGCATCCCACTCTTTTCTTTCTTTTTTTAAGTTCCTTGGCATTCTTGGGCCAGCAAAGTACTCCTCTGAAAATAATCTAACAAGGTTCTCTAACATCCTTGTTCTGGTAAAATGAATGGCATCCTTCATATCACTTAAAACATTGTATCTATCTTCCTCTTCAATAAAGTCTTCTTTTGCTTTAATGTAATCTATATGAGTTCGGTAGTATGCTTCTACTTGTGCTCCAGTTGGTTGTTTACCATCATCTTTACCAATGCATTTTTTTGGGTCTTCAAATACATTTCTTGTTAATTCAGACCTAACGGTTTTTACTTCTTCGGAAGCCCAATCTCTGTCTTTTCTTGCTTCTGACAACTCCTGAATGTATTTAGTTTCTAAATCAGCCTGGTTAAGTAATTCTACATCTAAAGCACTTTCATCAATTTTCATGTCTTTTGTAAAATCCATTTACTCCCCCTTTTTTAAAAATTCATTTCCTTTTTCGGTTATTTCAAATTGACCAGAGTACCCCAGTTCATGGATGTATTTAATATACCCTAAAATTTCTAAACTTTTACTTTGGTTAAGTGCTTCATAATTCCAAAGAAGTTTATTTTTTTTAAGAAGTTTCAAAAATATAATATCTTTCATTTTTAATAAACCTCCATTCCTATGGTTATTGCATAACAACAAAAAACAATCCCAGGAAACCCACTATCATATGTGCTTTTATCGTAGAACCAACTCATAACAAAACCAGGGTCATTCTTATACTTAAACCCCCATCCGTTTAATAAAGCAGAACTCATCATCCCAAGAATTGCTCTTCTAATTGTTTCTGGTTGTTCCCCCTTTATTTTATTTAGTTCTTTAGATACCTTTTTCCAGTTATCTCCTTTTAATAAAGCATAACATAAATCTTTTATTTCCCCTTGTTGTAACTCATTTTCTTTTGCATTAATTAACATTTGGCTTTTATCATCCAATACAATTACTTTCTCAAGGATGGTTAAAGCCTTTCTTGGTTTACCTTCTGCACTTAGAATTATTTGATCTTTGACTTCTTCAGGGATTTCTTTTTTTTCTTTTTTAGAGATCCTTGTGATCAGTTTATCCATTTCATCATCACTCAAATTATCTAAATGGAATGTTGTGCATCTGCTTTTTATGGTAGGGATAAGCATCTCTGGATTAGTAGTACATAAAATAAAATGAATGTACTCTGGAGCTTCTTCTAATCCTTTTAATAAAGCATCTTGCGCAATTTTGGTTAATTGGTGGACTTCATCGAGTAAATAAACCCTTTTAGAAGAATTTAATGGTTTAAATCCCATTTTACTTCTTATTTCTCTAATAGTGTCTATACCCCGGAATGAAGCAGAATCCATCTCAACATAATCTAATCCTTCAGCTTTAAGTATTTTAGCAATTATTCTGGCTAGTGTTGTTTTTCCTGTACCTGATTCACCACTTAATAAAATAGCATGAGGAAGACCTTTACCATCCATCATGTTATTTAAACTTTGTTTAGTTGTTTCATTCCCTATCAAAGTTTTTAGTGATTTAGGTCTGTACTTTTTATAGAGTTCCATTTAATTCCTTTTTGTGTTTTGTAACTTATGCGGCTTCTAATTCTTTTTGTCTTTTTTCTTCTCTTTTTAATGCTAAATGTTGTCGTTTCAATTCTATTAATTCTTTTGGGATGTCTTTTCCGGTTAATGTAGATTTATCCATTAGTAGGTATTTTATATACCGATCTATTAAATTTTCTCTATTACGTTTCCCCATTTTTTTGCTATATTCTATTATATTCTCTTTGTTTTTTTCATAATATTTTTTTGTGGTTTCTTTTATTTTCTTTTTATTTTCTTTACGATATTTTTTTGTGGTTTCTTTTATTTTATCTTTTTTTTCTTCTGCATATTTTTTATTGTATTTTTTTGCTTTGTCTTT